AAAGGATTCCACCATCATTCCTTTTCCAAAACACAAAATATCAAATGAAAATCAACAGATTAAATCTAATGTTGTTATTGATGATATTGTAATATATAAAGAAAGAGATTCGCTACTAACAGAATTCGGCAAAGAGACACTGAACGATAGATACCTCCTCGAAGGAGAGACATACCAAACGATGTTCGCACGCGTGGCTTGCGCCTATGCCGATAATACCGATCACGCACAGCGTATTTATGACTATATGTCAAAGCTATGGTTCATGCCGTCAACACCAATCCTTTCTAATGGAGGTGCAAATAGGGGTCTTCCGATTTCATGCTTCCTGAATACGGTTGGCGATTCTCTCACTGATATGGTATCCACATGGAATGAAAACGTTTTGCTCGCATCGAATGGTGGTGGTATCGGAACATACTGGGGCGCGGTTCGATCAGTCGGTGAAAAGATTGGAAAAGCAGGGAAAACATCTGGAATAATCCCATTTATAAGGGTTATGGATTCTTTAACGTTAGCCATTAGTCAAGGAAGTTTAAGGCGTGGATCTGCTGCCGTATATCTCGATATCTATCATCCAGAAATTGAAGAGTTTTTAGAACTTCGTAAAGCATCTGGAGACTTTAATCGTAAGAGTTTAAACCTCCATCACGGTATTAATCTGACGGATGAGTTCATGGAGTCTGTGCGCGATAACAAATTGTTCTCACTGCGTAGTCCAAAGACAGGAGAAGTGATACGAAAAGTTAATGCAAGACAACTGTTTCAGAAGATTCTTGAGATTCGTCTACAAACAGGAGAGCCATACTTAATCTTTATTGATTCAGCTAATAGAGCATTACCAAAACATCAAAAAGATTTAGGAATCAATATTAAGTTATCAAACCTATGTAGTGAAATCCTACTACCAACGGGAGAGGATCATACTGGACAGAAGCGAACTGCAGTTTGTTGTCTATCATCCTTGAATGTAGAAACATGGGATGAGTGGGCGAACAATCCCATCATCGTGGAGGACGTGCTACGCTACCTTGATAACGTCATTCAGGACTTCATCGATAAGGCGCCAGAAGGCATGGGTCAAGCAACATATGCTGCCATGAGAGAGAGATCTGTTGGATTAGGTGTGATGGGTTTTCATTCTTTGCTTCAAAGTAAGAGTATTCCATTTGAAAGTGCTATTGCTAAGAGCTTGAATATTCGTATTTTTAAGAAAATTCGACGTGCCGCAGACGCAGCGTCCGTTCGCTTAGCCCAAGAACGGGGCCCTTGTCCAGATGCAAAAGAGCGCGGTATTCAGGCGCGGTTCTCGCATAAACTTGCCATTGCACCAACCGCATCGATCAGTATCATTTGTGGTGGAACGTCCGCGTGCGTGGAGCCAATCCCTGCCAATATTTACACGCATAAGACATTGTCTGGTACGTATGCGGTTCGAAACAAATATTTAGAAAGGATCCTTGAAGAAAGAGGATTTAACACACATCAGGTTTGGCAATCAATTGTTGAGCGCGAGGGGTCTGTACAACACTTAGAAATATTATCTAAAGAAGAAAAAGATGTTTTTAAGACTGCTTTTGAATTAGATCAAAGATGGATTGTTGATCTAGCAGCAGATAGGGCATCTTATATATGTCAAGGACAATCAATAAATTTATTTTTACAATCAGATATAGACAAATGGGATCTTCTTATGTTGCATTGGACAGCATGGGAGAAAGGAATTAAAAGTCTTTATTACTGTCGATCAAAATCAATACAACGAGCTGAAAATGCGGGATATAAAAAAAATCTATCTGTTAACCATGAACAAAAAAGAACTGATTATGACGAGTGTCTTGCTTGTCAGTAGATAATATGTGTTGTATGTCATAAGTGAATATGATATGATAAGCGTATGGCTTCCTGGGTAGAGAAGCACCTATCTAGGAAGCTATTTTGTTTACAATATGATTAATATAAAATACAAATCTCCAGGAAAAACAATAGATAGTTACATAAGGTCAGATGCCTTTATAGTTGGTATTAGAGGTCCAATCGGTTCTGGAAAATCAGTAGCTTCTGTCATAAAGTTGATTCATAACTTTTCATTACAACAAAGATCTCCAGATGGATGGCAAAGACGGCGCTCATTGATTGTGAGAAATACATATCCAGAACTAAAAACAACAACAATGAAAACATTCTACGCATGGATGCCAAAAGGCTTTATAGGCGATGCAGGATATTCAAGAGAGACTGGTCCGCCAACACATCATTATATTGATAATGTTAATAAACAGGATTGGGAAATAATTTTTCTAGCAATCGATAGTCCAGATGATGTTAAGAAAGTATTATCATTAGAGATATCAGACTGTTGGATCAATGAAGCAAGAGAAATACAAAAACCTGTTGTTGATGCTATTTCTGGACGACTTGGTCGTTATCCACGCCGTGAAGGCAACATTGGATGTATGAATGCACAGTTAATTATGGATACAAATTCTCCAGAAACAGAACATTGGTGGTATACAATCGCTGAAAGAGATGTGTCAACAGAAAAAAAACGACAAATGATTGAATCTCTTGATACTTTAGAGATCTCGTTACGAGATGTCGATGACAGAATGCCAGAAGGAACGCCTCCAGTTTTAAAAAAAGAGCAAAAATTATTTGAGTTTTTCTCACAACCTGGTGGCTTATCAAACAATGCTGAAAATATTGATAATCTTCCACATGGATATTACCAAAAATGTATGGCAGGAAAAGATCAACAATGGATTAATGTTTATGTGCATGGCATGTATGGCTTCGTCATGGATGGTCGCCCTGTCTATCCAGAATATAGGGATGACGTTCATTCAAGAGAGCTTAAACCAACACCACACCTACCATTGTATATAGGATGTGATTGGGGATTAACACCAGCCGCCATATGTGGACAGATCATGCCAAATGGTCAATGGCGTATACTATCTGAATTTGTTACAGAAGATATGGGTATCGTACGATTTGGAGAAAATCTGAAGCAGCATATTCAACAAAAATATCCAAATTATGAAATCGCATCGTTTGTTGGAGATCCATCTGGATCCATTAGAGGATTTGATGAAAGAACCGTCTTTGATATCATGAAGAGTGTTGGGTTAGATGTGAAACCAGCACCTGGGAAAAACGATCCCATTATCCGTAGAGAATCACTTATAAAACTTATGACAAGATTAATTGATGGTGAGCCTGGATTGCTGGTAAATAAAAGTTGCAATCATCTCAGGAAAGGTTTGTCAGGAGGGTTTAAATATAGTAGAGTAAGAGTTGTTGGTGATGAACGTTTTAGAGAGATGCCAGATAAAAACACATACTCCCATATCTGTGAAGCCGCAGAATATATGATATTAGGGGGTGGTGGAAGTGCTGGTGTTTTAACGTATAAAAAAACTGTTCAAAAGCCTGTGTTAACTCTTGGCAATAGATGGTAACTCTTATGGGAACTAGACGCGCGCCTCCTCCGCCTCCGCCAGTTATTCTACCTCCTCCTCCACCTCCTCCTAGTATCGATAATCAGGATACGGAATTAGCGGCGTATGAAGTCATGAGAAGAAATGCAAAAAAGGTTGGTAGATCTGGTACCAGGCTAGCGACAGGACAACAAGCAGCTGTACTGATGAATCCTTCTAATAAACTTCTTGGTCAATAGGTGACTTATGGCATTAGTGACTACTATCTCATTTCAGGTAATGAATAATGCTACAGGACAGGGATCTGCCATAAACTTTCCTGGTGGTGAAGGAATGTTGTTCATTAAAGCATCGACAGGAACAGGAACGATGCAACTTGAATTCAATGTAAGTGATTCATGGGTTCCATTACCTTCTTGGGCAGGATCAACAGTATTAACCGTCACAACTGCAGGACCAGTATCTTATAGGTTCTATGCTCCTCCTGGTAAGTTAAGATTAAATGCTGGAACTTTCACATCTGTAACAGCATATGTTGTTGCAACTAGGTAATATACACTTATGAAACTATCACATAAGTTTGACACAGATAATGTTAAAAAAGATAGGATCATATCTAAAGAAACAATACAATACTATTGTTCTCTGCAGTCTTCTCTTGAAAATGAAAGATCTCAGTGGACGTCGTATTGGGATGATGTAGCAACATATTTATTGCCAAATGCAGGTCCATTTAATTCAATCGTTACATCAGGTAGCCGAAAAGATTTAAAGATAGTTGATAGTACAGCGAACTTAGCATTGTCAAAATTTGCATCGTCTGTCGTGTCTATGACGATGCCTTCAAGTCAAAAATATCATAGACTATCAGTATTTGGTAAAAAAATACAATCAAAAGAAAAAGATATATTAGAATATCTAGATAGTTTTAATGATGCATTATTCCTAAATAGGTATAGATCATCTGCTGGTTTTTCTCAGAATATTAATTCAGTAATATTGGAACTTGGAGCATTTGGAAATGGAGTTCTTTTTACATATCTAGATAAGAGAAAAGCATGTGTTTGTTATAAGGCAATACCAATATCAAAATGTTATTTCTCAGATGAGATTTTTCATATAAAAGAAGATAGAACAGTATTTCAACTCGTAGATATGTTCGGAATTGAAAACGTATCAGAAGAAATACGAAATAAATATAAGTGTGGTAAACTACTTGATTATGTAACTGTACTTCATTTTGTGCATCCATCTCATCTTGAATATGATAAAAGTTCTTTAGGAATAAATAGGTTTAAGTATCTTTCTGTATATATTGAAGAATCAACAAAACATATAATTAGTGAGTCTGGATTTAATTCGTTTCCATTTTCTGTTGTAAAATATTCTAGTTTTGCAAGAGAGCCATATGGTCGTGGCATAGGTATGGATATCTTACCTAGCATAAAAATGTTAAATAGAATGAAACTCAGTATGATTCGTTTTGCAGAGATATCCGATGCACCACCACTACTTGCTACAGATGCAATTGCAGGATCAGCATGGAACTATCAATCTGGTGCAATTAACCCTGGTTTCTTGAATGATCGTGGAGAGCCTCAAGTAATTCCATTGAAACTCAACTCAGGGCTTCCAATAACACGTGAACTCATTAATGACGAACGTGAACTCATTAATGATGCTTTCTTTGTTAATTTGTTTCGTGTGTTGGTCGATGCACCAGTAGCTTCTGCAACCGAAGTGATGCAACGCGCGCAGGAGAAGGGACAGCTGCTAGAGCCTATCTTAGGTAGAATACAATCTGAATTACTCGGACCGATGATACGTAGAGAAATAGAGCTACTACAGGAACTCGATGGTGGCACATATACGTTAGTTCCAAAACCACCAGATATCATGAAAAAATATGTTAGTAGTCAATATGATAATGTAGACACTATTGATTTCTCTGTAGAATATTCTTCTCCATTGAACATGGCGCGGCAAGCTGGCGTTGCCAGTACTATGCTACAAACCTTTCAAGCCATTACACCTCTTATGCAAATCAAGCCTGAGATTGCAAAGAAATATAATTTTCTTGCAGCATCAGAATTTATTGCGCGTGCTAATGGAATGCCAGAAAATATCCTTCTATCCGATCAAGAAGTTGAACAGAAAAATCAAGAGGAAATTTCACAACAACAAGCCCAGCAGTTACTTGAAGCTGTACCAGCTCTTGCTGGATCTGCTAAAAACTTTGCTCAAGCCCAGTCATTAGCTGGTGCTGGATCAGCTCAAGTTGCGCCTCAACTCTTTCCAGATATGTAAACCATATGATACACAATGATCTGATATCTGATTATGCTAAAACATTTGGTAAATATAATCCACACGGGTTAATAGTTCTTGACGACATAAAAAGATATTGCTATTATATGAAAACACCTTTATGTACCAATGATGGACGTACAGATGAGTTTAAAACAGCAATGAACTTAGGTAGGCAAGAAGTTATTAATTATATCATATCTATGATTAATAAAAATGAATCCTTATCTAATGAAGAGCGTTCTATAATAGAAAAAGGAGAGTAAAATGGATGCAGTACAACAATCTGAACAGGAACAAGTTGGACAACAGACACAACAATCTGTTGTTGATCAACAAGAAAAGCAGAATGATATATCACCTACACAAGAAATTGCATTGTGGTATGCAGGCATTAAAGATACAGATACCATGACATGGATTAAAGATAGAGGATTTCACGATATTGATTCTCTTGCGAAATCAGCATATAACTTGTCTAAGTTGTTAGGACATGATAAGGCTGGTAGAACACTTGTGCTTCCTACAGAGACATCCACACAAGAAGAAATTACAGCGTTCAGAAAAAAACTTGGTGTTCCTGATACTCCAGATCATTATGATTTTGGTATTCCTGATGATGCTCAAGAGATTGATAAAAACTTTTCCAACAAAATGAAACAAACTTTTTTGTCTGAAGGTGTTCCTAAAAAAGCTGCAGAATCAATTGCGCGAGCATATAACGAACATATACAATATGTTACAGAACAAAATGAAGAGGCGCGTCTTCAAGAAAGACATAACATTGTTATGCGCTGGAAAAAAGACCAAGGTATTGATAGTCAATTATCAGAACGTGCTCTTGCTTATGGTGCACGTGAGTTGATGCCTGGCAAAACAGGAACAGAGCGAGATATTATCATAGACAATATGATTGATATGTTTGGATACACAGCTCTGAATATTTTAAAGAAAGTTGGATCTCTGTCGGAGGATAATAATGTTGTTGTCAATAATGGTGTTGTGAGTAGTGTAAATGCACTTGAAAATGAACGTAAATCTCTGCTGGATCCTAAGCGTGGTACTGAATTGTTTAGTGTGGATACGAT